CACTGCTCGCATTGCCATTTCTTCTGAGGAGCCCGTAGAGAGATCCTTTGGTAAGGAAGTATTAGAACACTCAGCAGAGGCGATTGATTTGTCGTTTCTCGCTAGCGGACGCGCCCCGCTTCTTCTCGATCATGATCCAGAGAAGCAAATAGGTGTAATAGAATCGGTAGACCTCGATGACTCGGCGCGGCGACTCCGTGCGACTGTTCGTTTCGGAAGAAATGGACTTGCCAGAGAGGCATTCGATGACGTTGTTGACGGCATTCGTGCCAATATCAGCGTTGGATATGCCATCAAAAAGATGGAAAAGGACAAGCGGAGTAGTGACACCTATGTCGCGAAATCGTGGCGTCCAGTAGAAGCTAGTTTAGTATCGATTCCTGCCGACGTGACTGTGGGTTTGGGGCGATCTGATCAGGCTGCTGAAGAACCCGTAATTAAAACTGACTTTAAGGAGGACAAAATGTCCGAAGTCGATATTGCAGCGGTTGAGGCAGATGCCAAGAAATCCGCACAGCGCAATGCCGCTCAGATTGTTGAGCTTGGTGCGCGTCACAGCCGTTCTGACTTGGCCCAAAAAGCCATCTCAGATGGTAAGTCTATCGAAGAGTTCCGTGGTGAACTGCTTGATGTTATCGGAAGCGAGCGCGCTCTCGAGGCTCAAGACGTTGGTATGACTGAGCATGAAGTAAAGCGATTCTCTCTGGTTCGCGCTATTCACGCTTTGGCTAACCCCACTGATCGTCGCGCTCAAGAAGCCGCTAGTTTTGAGTTTGATTGCTCTGACGCTGCTTCTGAGCAGTATGGTCGCGCGGCTCAAGGAATCATGCTCCCCGCAGAAGTTCTGCGTAACTGGAAGCGTGATTTGAACTCTGCCGACGAAGCCGAGTTGTTCACCGACGATTTCCGCGGTGGAGACTTCATCGATGTACTGCGAAACTCTTCGTCTGTAATGCAGGCTGGTGCTCGTATGCTTGGTGGACTCTCTGGCGATGTGAAAATCCCGAAGAAGACTGCCGCAGCTTCAGCAGCGTGGATCGCCAGTGAAGGCGGTGTATCTACTGAGAGCGAAATGACTGTAGGTCAGGTCTCAATGTCTCCTAAGACTCTTGGTGCGTTCACTGACATCACCCGTCAGTTGCTCATCCAGAGCTCTTTGGATGTTGAGGCTCTTGTCCGTGACGATCTAGCGCAAGCTATCGCACTGGCAATCGACCTCGCTGGTCTGGAAGGATCTGGCTCTAGTGGTCAGCCAACTGGTATCCTCAACACTTCTGGTGTTAACACGGTTACCGCGTTTGCTGCTGCTAACCCAACCTTCGCAGAAGTAGTGACTCTTGAGACGGCTGTAGCCGAAGATAACGCTTTGCTTGGCAACTTGGCATACATTATGCCTGCGGCCATGTACGGCGCTCTCAAGACCACTGAGAAGGCTTCTGGCACTGCTCAGTTCGTAGTTGAGCCAGGCGGCACCATAAACGGGTACCGCGGTATCGTTTCTAATCAAGGAACGGCTGGTAACCTGTACTTTGGTAACTTCTCTGATCTGTTGGTCGGCATGTTCGGTGGACTCGACATTGTCGTTGACCCCTACACTGCTAGCACCTCTGGCACCATTCGTGTTGTTGCTCTCCAGAGCATCGACGTGGCGGTACGCCATGCAGTCAGCTTTGCCTTCGGCAACGACAGCTAAACAAGTCGGGGGCTTCGGCCCCCTTCTTTACTTGAACCCATTTGCGAGTGGCTTCAATTAAGGAGACAAAATGAAATACAAAGTAGTTAAAGGGTGTGTGATTAAGGGGTCGAGTCATCAGCCAGGAGAGGTTGTTGAGCTTGATAAGGATCTTGCTAAACAACTGATGGGTATTGGTCGCGTTATGCCGCATGATGAGGTAGAGGCCGAGAACCGATCGGTAGGTCTAGACGGCTCTTCAGAGGAGCCTGCAAAGCGCAGAGGTCGCCCTAAGAAGGTGGAAGAGCCTGCTGAGGAAGCGCCAGAAGAATGACGGTAGAGACTCTTGCAGACAGAAGGTTGATGATCAGGGACTTCGGTATCGACGTTTCTTATATTCCCCTGTCTGGGGGTCGAGCCACATTTAAAGGCATTTTTGATAACGAGCATTCTCTGGAAGAGGTTGGCGGGAGCGTGGCTTTCTCTGTATTGCAGCCGCGGTTAACGTGTGTCACTGCTGATGTAAAAAATGTTGTTGAGGGAGACGTTATTTCTTTTCCCGTCGATAATGTTACGACTAATTATGTTGTCAGGGTGTCGATGCCAGATGGCACCGGGATCAGTGAATTGCAGTTGGAGAAACAGTGAGCCATTTAAGGACTCAGATTAGACAGAGGATTGTCACCAATCTTACTGGCCTGACTACCACGGGAGCGAATGTGTATGACACCCGTGTCTATCCGCTCGCGTCTGACAAACTCCCTGGGCTGGCGATTTATACCAAAGCGGAAACAACTGAATATGAGACAATGCGTCCACCTAGAACTTTAAGGAAGACGATAACGGCAGTCATTGAGATATACGTCAAAATGACTTCTACGTTTGATGAGGTTCTTGATACTATTGCGGCTGAAATTGAGGCCGCTCTGTATTCAGATTTAACACAGAATGGCTTGGCATTTGATACCAAGGTTGTGTCTTTTGAGGCTGATTTTGGAGGAGATGCGGAGCAGCCTCTGGGTCAGGGAACAATGGAGGTTGAGGTTATCTATGCCGCAACCGAAGGAAGCCCAGAGGGCTAATTTTTTTTGCGTTTAGAGGATATTTAAATGGCTACATCAATTGGTAAGGACGGGGCTGTTTACGTTGACAGCCAAACTAGCGCTGTTGCGGAGGTGAGAGATTGGTCTCTTGAGACTACATCTGAGGTCGTTAACGACACCGTGATGGGTGACACTTGGATGACCAACAAAGCCACGCAGAAGTCATGGACTGCATCTGTGAACTGTTTTTGGAGTGATGGCGACACCACTGGTCAGGATCTGCTGGTCGAAGGCGCTGGCGTCACGTTGAAGCTGTATCCAGAAGGAAACACATCTGGAAACACATACTGGTATGGAGATGTGATTATCACTTCGGTGAGCAAGTCTTTATCCTTCGATGGACTCGTTGAGATTTCATTTAGTGCTACTGGAAATGGCGCTCTGACAGAAGGCTCAGTATGAGTAAATTAATTGAAGTCGCCGTTTCTCACTTCAATGCGAGAGAAGTGAGACGGATGGAAGTTCCTGAGTGGGAAACCACTCTGTATGCGAAGAACCTTTCTCTTGAGGATAAGCACAAGTGGCTGAAGCGAGCGAAGGGGGAAACGGATGAGTATCTGCTCTACGCTGTTATTTTTGGCGTAACGGATGAGAACGGCGATGTGGTTTTTGATGTAGGCGACAAGCACGTATTGAAAACCAGTGTTGATCCAGAGGTGTTGTCTAGGATTGCTAACTTTGTACTAGAGGTTGATGCTAAAACCGAAGAGGAACGCGAAAAAAACTCATAAATGATCAAGGTGAGCCCACTGAACTGTATTTTATGTATCAACTTGCAGAGCACCTTGGTCAACCCCTAGCAACTATCCTGGGCATGACGGTAGATGAGTTTAATCATTGGTTTGCTTATTTGCAGATAAAGAATCGGAAGATAAAGGAAGCCTCGGATGGCAGTGACACAAGAAGTCGTAGTCGGCAACCTTACCGCCGTAGATAATACGCAAGTAGCATTTAATAGTATTCAGCGTAGCGCCAGAAATACACAAAAAGCTGCCAAACAACTGAATGGTCAATTTAGAATGCTCCGCGGAGGAGCAGGACAGCTAGGCCATCAGATTCAGGATATTGCAGTTCAATTAAGCATGGGCACCAATGCGATGATCGTTTTCGGTCAGCAGGGCTCCCAGATTGCCTCTCTCTTTGGCCCCAAGGGCGCAATGATTGGTGCGTTTGCGGCAGTTGCAGCCGCGATCGGCGTAGTCTTCATGCGAGACACGAAGGCAGCTAGCGATGAACTCAAGACGTTTGGTGATCGAGCGATCCAGGCGGCTAGAGAGGTTGGGATTCTTACAGATGTCTCAAGAGCATTTCTAACGCAAATCCAGCGAGGAAGAGTCAATCAGGCTGCAACTGAATACCAGACCTATAAATTAAGCCTACAAGAATCGCAAGACGCTGCGCTTGCATTGCAGGGCGATATAAAAGCTTTAGAAACTGGTGTGATGACTGTTAGTCAAGCCTTTAAATTGAAAGGCAAGACAGTTCAAAGTCTTACTGCCGACCTTAATGAGCAAGAATCACAAACCACAATACTTGCTGGCAAGGTGGAAATATTAAAACAGACTCATGCAGAAGAAGCACAAGCACTTAAAGCGCTGCTGCAGGGGGCAAACCCTTATCAAGATCTAGTAAAAAATGCAGAGGACGCGACTGCATCTCTACTAGAGTTTATTGCAAGGCGTGAAAAGCGTGAAAAAGCAGAAATGGATCTGCGTCAGGCGAGACTGAAGCAGTTGCACAGCATGAATTCTGCTGAGATTGACGCTCTAGTAGAAAAAGAAGAGCGCGAGCAGGAAATATTTGAACAGAAAGTAACAAGATTTGATATAGAAATGAGTAGAAGACAATCGCTATCAGACAATTTGATTGCGAATGCGAACGCAGAACTAGATGCCATTGTGGCTGCAGAAGAAAAAAAGAAGCAGGCGCAAATGGCGACTCTGAATATGAATCAGATGCTCATTTCCAATCAAATGCAAATAACACAATCGCTTATGCAGAGCATGGATAAGCAGAGCACAGCATATAAAGCGTTGTTTGCCTTGCAGCAAGCTTTGGCTATTGCTCAAACCATCGTTCAGTACGAAGTTGCCATTGCTATGACTAAAGGTCAGCTAGGAATCTTTGGTATTCCGATGGAGATGTTGTTAAGGGCGCAACAAGTAGCATCAGTGGCAATTATCGCTGGTCAGACAATTGCTGGGTTTGAGGGGGGAGGCATCATTCCAAATGGCCCTCGCGCTGGCGGTTTAGATGGTCGCGGTGGTCGCATGGCTATTGTTCACCCCAACGAAAAGATTACTGATATGAGGCGTGGTCAAGATAGCCAGCCCGTCACAGTGAACTTCAATATTCAAGCAAATGATACAAAAGGCTTTGATGAGCTCTTGATACAGCGTAGAGCAACGATAGTAAATATGGTCAATAAAGCTATCAATAATCGCGGCAGGAGGTCGTTAACGTAATGGCAGACTTTCCTAGTACCCCTGGGTTCACCAGTGTAGATACCCGTATACGCCATTATCACTTAACGAGTGAGAGCATTAATGGTCGCAGGCAGGTTAGGTCGCTTGGCTCTACGCGAAGAGAATTTAGCCTTAACTTCCCTCCTATGACGCGAGCAGAATTTGATCCTATTCATGACTTTATCAATACCAAACAAGGGCCGTTTACTGCGTTTACGATCGATCTTCCCGATCCCGATCAAGAGTCATTTGAAACAGTCACATGCCGATTTGACGGTAACGTGCAGGAGTTCTCCGTAGGGGTAGATGGCCTTTATGAGTTTGAGGTTGATCTAATTGAGGAGATCACATGAGCCGTGGCTTATCCTCCACATGGACTAATGCCCTTAATGACAATCAGTTTCGCCTGGCAACACTAATCAGGATTCAGCTATCGACTGAGCTTCGGCTTACTGATTATGGGTCAACGATAAGTTACGGCTCGCTATCTTATGAAAACAGTGCGGATGTAATAGATATAGGCGATGTTACTGAAACTGGAGCGCTCAAAGTTAATGAAATGAATATTACTTTGGTGGGCGCTGACCGCACTTACATTGCTGCGTTTCTAAATAACAATTACATCAATGAGAGATTATTGATATACCGGGCTTTAATGACATCAGGGGGCGCGGTATCTGATGCCTTTACCTTCTTCGATGGCAGAATTACAAGCTTCAATATTTCCGACTCAAATGAAAATAGTGAAATTGCAATATCAGCTGCAAGTCACTGGGTTGATTTCGATAAAGTCCGATGTAGGCGCACCAATCTTAAAAGTCAGCAGTCGTTTTTTTCTGCTGATGTTGGATTAGAGTACGCGCACGTCGTTACCAAAGATTTGCGCTGGGGCAGGAAAGGCTAATGGTATTTGGAATTATATTAGCGGCAATTGCTGTTGTTGTAGGAGGCTTATCTTACAAATCGGCTAGGGATGCTCAAAAGCAAGCCAAGAAAGCCGCAGAGGCAATGGCTGGGGTTTTAGTCAATAAAGAATCTAACATTGAAGCCATTCCGGTTATCTACGGCACTAGGCGCGTAGGCGGGACTAGGGTATTCGTACACGCCGAAGGTGGAGAGAAAAACGAATATCTCTACATTGCATTGGTTTTATGCGAAGGAGAGGTTCACTCAATTACAGATATTGAGATCGATGACAAGCCGATCACGGATGCTAGATTTCAAGGTCTTTATAGCGTTCAGACGTTTACTGGTTCAGATACTCAAGCAGCAAGTACTTTATTATCTGCAACTGGAAAATGGAGCACAAATCATAAGCTATCTGGGATTGCATATATCGCATTAAGACTAAAGTGGGATGAGGATGCGTTCTCTGGAATACCTGACATTACTGCGATAGTAAAAGGTAAATTGGTATACGACCCTAGAACATCGTCTACAGGCTGGTCGGACAATGCAGCGCTCTGTATTAGAGATTACTTAACTAACGCTCGATACGGCAAGGGGCTTTCAGTATCACAGATAGACGACACGGCATTTGGTGATGCCGCGGATGATATTGAGGCATTCACGGTAACAGAATATTCCGGAGGATCGTCTGGGGTTCAGTTATTCAAGTGTAATGCCGTCATTGACACTGATGATGCTGTTTTCCAGAACATGGAGAAAATGCTACTTGGGTGTAAAGGGTTTCTTCCATATCAGGATGGCAAGTATTCCCTTTATGTAGATCAGTCATCCGCATCAGTAATGACCTTAACAGAGAATGAGATTCTCGACGGCATATCAATACAGTCAGAAAAGAAAGAAGATAAGTTCAATCGCATTATTTGCAAGTTCCCTAATCCAGAAACAAAGTGGCAGCCAGACCAAGCGATATGGCCTGATCCAGGCTCATCAGAAGAAACGGCGTTCCTTGCTGACGACGATGAAGTATTAGTAGATGAAATTGACTTAGAAACCATTACTAGTTGGTATGCTGCAAGGGACTTCGCTCGTATATTTTGCTTGCGCTCTCGCAATGCACTAAGAGTCGCAGTTAGCGCAACTTCTGAGGCAATGAATTTACGGGTTGGGGATGTGGTTTCTATAACTCACTCCACTCCGGGCTGGTCAGCCAAGCCATTTCAAGTTGAGTCGGTTACATTAAAATATGATGGCACTGTTGATTTGCAGTGCGTGGAATACGACTCCACAATTTATGCTTATGATCCTGCGTCTGAACAACAGACATATGACGACACTGATCTGCCCGATCCATTTGATGTAGATGCTCCCACAGTTTTCGGGGCAACCCCTGGGGCAGAGGTTTTGCCAGACGGTAGTATCAACTCATTTGTTGACCTCGCATGGACGGCCTCTGACGATGCTTTTGTTTCTTATTACGAGGTTATCGTTGTAGGCAATGACACCGGGTTTACGAATCAGAACTTTTACGAAGAGACAAGCAACTCATCAGTTAGGGTTAATGGACTAACATCTGGATTAGATTACACGGCAAAGATCAAGGCGGTAAACAGCCTGGGCGTTCGATCGGGCGAAGTTAGTGTGGATTTCACTGCTGTTGGCGATACGGTAGCGCCAGGCAATCCCACTTCAGTGACGGCGCAGGGAGGGCTAAGAAAAGTAGATATCTTCTGGGCTAACCCTACCGACAAAGACTTGGCCTATGTGGAAATAAAAAGAGCAAGTAACTCCACAGAAGCAAACGCATTGAGCATTGGACGATCTGCGGGAACCAGCTATACCGATAGTAGACCCGGGGGAGTTGCTAATTATTGGTATTGGGTTAGAGCAGTAGACACCAGTGGCAACAAGAGCGTTTCCTCTGATACGGCGGGATGGGTAGCCGCATCTGACAATCCCGCTACGACTTTGCAGCTTGCATCAGGAGATTTTGCAGAGGGAATTGTTGAGGTCGATTATCTTAGCGGCGATATTGTTGACAATCAGTATTCCGTAGCAATGATTGCCAATCCAGATGATGCCAATCAAATAGAAGCGCATGGATTTGGATTGATTGGCGATTATGATCCTACTGACACTAACACCTTTACATCGCAATTTATTGTCAACGCTAATAAGTTCGCCATTGGTACTCCGCAGGTCGGCGGTAGCACGGCATTTATCCCGTTTGTGGTTTATACAACAGCAACAAGCGTAACGCTGCCCGATGGCACGTCGAGGACATTCGATCCGGGTGTTTACATGAGCTTTGCGAGTATTGGCGAGCTCGTTGCAAATCAAATAACTGCTGGCTACTTTAATCTCGCTAATGAAGATGGCATGCATATTCGGCAGGGCAAGACTTCGCCTAGCACTTCTGGCAACGGGTTCTGGATAGGAAATGAATCAAATGGTGCTGGGGGCCAGAACGCAAAGTTCTATATAGGCACATCTAGCAATTATATGTATTTTGACGCGAGCGAAAGTCGCCCATTGGTTTCATCTGGACTTCGAGTGCTAGACAGCGCTGGAGACGTACTATTGGATGCTGGTGGGGCAGGGATAGCCCAAGAAGGCGGCAGCATTATCCGCAATGGCGCATTTAGGGATCTTGGTAAAACAGCGCCGGTCTACCTTACTAATACAGCAAACACTGAAATTATAGACGGCTGGGAAACAGCAGACAGTTCTAACGGTGGGGCCAACAACAATACTTCGTATTGGGGGACGGGAGGTGTATTTCAGTTAAAGGATGACCACACTATCAGGACAATAAAGGGCTTTCCTGTTGAGTATGGCGAAACTCTATATTTAGCTGTCATTAACTTTACTCCTTCCGGTGGTGACAGGGAGTGGTCTATACAAGTGCAGTTTTTTGATGAATCAAATGACTACATTAGTGGCACTCAAGTTAGCTTAGATTATGACAGTGCGCTGTGGGATGATGCTCCATCACCAGGGGCGCGGAAATTAAGCCAGGCAGTTATCTCAGTTCCTAATGATACTGACATTAGAACGTGTAGGGTGCGAATTAGAGGCGGTGCGGGCACCGACACCTCTGATTATGTAAATATCTGGAATGTTTACCTTGGCAGGTCGCCAAGCAAAATCACAGCAAGAAGTGCCAGCACTTACATAGCAGATCTGTCCGTTGATACATTGCAGATAAATAACAACGCAATTACCGTCCCTGATGCAGAGGACTTTGCGGCTCCAGCCGGTACAACAAATGATCCTGTAATAATAATTGGGGCAAATTCAAGCGCATGGACTGAATGTGTACGCATGACGGTAGATTGGGGATCAGGCTACGCCAATATTGACCGTATATTAATGTACGGCAGGCAAAGATTTGAGGGGCTTAAAGGCAGTCGTCATTTAGATGGTATGTCGGAAACGATTTTTATGCGCCTGAATCGAATCAATGCGAGCGGCAATGCGACCTCTCCTAGAGGTCAAGTATGGCAATCAATTGATAGACCTGGTCGCGGTGTGCAATATTCTTCTTTTGCGGAATTTCCTGCTCCTATAGCGCAGACAGAACAGTATATTATTGAGGCTTACGCATCGTTTAGTGGTACAGCGAGTCAGGGTTACTGGACTCGAGAGCAAGCTGGAATAGTTTTACAGGGAAGTAAGAAATGAGATTCTCTGCTGTATTTTATGACTCTACAGGTCGCATCACTTCGGTTCAAAAGAATGCAACTTCAAACGTAGTAGGCACTAGATCCTATATACAGTCTGAGCTTAACGGCAACCCAGATGACTTTTATGTCGCTGATGGGCAGATAAGGCCGAAGGGAAATAAGCCATCTGAAGCACATTGGTTCGATTACTCTTCTGCAAGCTGGACATTAGACCTTGATACAGCGAAAAATCAGGCGTGGGAGAGAATAAAGGAAGATAGGGCAACAGAGGAGTTCAGCACATTCGTCTGGAATAACCACTCTTTTGATTGTAATAGCGTCAGCCAAATGCGGATACAGTCAGCGGTGCAAGCCGCAATTATTGATGACGGGCTGAATATGATCTGGACTTTGGCAGATAATTCAACGCAGACTTTTAATGCGACTGAGGTGAAGCAGATTGGGCGAGCACTTGCAAATCATGTAAATACATGCCATGAGCGTGGTAGAATATTAAGGGCAGAGATTCAATCTGCCACTACGCAAGAGGAACTGGAGGCCATTACCTGGTGACCACAATATATCTAGTACAAGGTGATACTGGGCCGCAAGTCTACGTTAAGGTAACCCGTGATGGCACGGGCGTTGCTGTGGACGTAAGTGGTGGAACCGCCAGGCTAAAAGTACGCAAGACCGGGACAGAAACCATCTTGTTTACGTTAACCGCGGCTGACATTGGCGATAACTTGGAAAATGGAAATTTATACTTTTCCCTCGATGGCGGTCAGTTGGCGACAATTACCCCGGGCACTTATGAGGGCGAGCTCGAGCTTACCTTCACAGACTCTATTGTCGAAACAGTATACGAAAAGGTTGATATAGTAATCCGCGAGGACTTCTGATGTCCGGTATAAAGCGGACAGTAACAAGCCTTAGAGCGCTTCTCAGTGTCACGTCATTGCGGGTTGTCATTGACTCTATTTCAACCGGCTATTTCCTGATTATCCGCTCATTCTCTGAAGCTATCGGGATAGGAGATTCTGACAGCAAAAGCGTAGGAAAGGCGCTCACTGATTCAACTATCGTAACGGATTCCCCTGCTAAGTCGGTTGGCAAGCCTACAGATGATGCGCTTGGCATAACGGATGACCAGACTGCACAGTTTGGCAAGAATCCTGGCGATTCTGCTGCTTTTACGGATGAGATCACCAGAGCTTTTAGCAAGGCGTTTTCAGACAATGTGCCTATTACAGACGCGCATTCAGTGGCGTTTTCTCGAGGATTTAGTGATTCGCTAGGCTCTACAGATGTGCATGTTGTAGGTCTTGGCAAGAATGTATCGGACAGTGCTGCGTTTACAGACAGCAATGTCATCGACTTCAGCAAGCACTTAGCGAATAGCGCAGGGCTTACCGATACGCAGAATTACGCGATCAGCAAGAGCCTATCTGATACAATTAATGCTACGGATGACTCCAATGGAGCCGCTGTAGGGGATGACCAGATAGCCAGCGTTTTCAAGAATACAAGCGATGTAATCGGCGTATCTGAGAACCAAACTGCACAATTTACCAAGGTGGCCTCAGATGGCGGTGCTTTCACCGACTCTGGAACCATCGTAAACCAAGACTACTGCGACATTAGTTACTTTCTTGAGGACTATGTCGGAGTAGCCAGAACCTTCTGAGGTGGAATATGGAAGATAATTTGAAACTAAAAGGTGACGTTTTTATCACTGTCAAAGACAAGGATGGCAACGTCAAAGAGGAGCGGCACGAAGAAAACCTAGTGGTATCTGCTGGGCTTAACTTTATTTGTGACCGCATGGAAGGCACAAGCGAGGCCGTAATGTCTCACATGGGCTTAGGCTCTGGCACAACTGCGGCGGCGGCTAGCGATACTGATGTAGGGTCTTTGCTAGGCTCCAGGGAGGCGCTAGACAGCACAACCGTATCGACTAATACGATCACCTATGTGTCATCGTTTGAGGCTGGTGACGCCACTGGCGCGGTTACAGAGGCAGGTATCTTTAACGCCTCTAGCTCGGGCACTATGCTTTGTCGAGTAGTTTTTGCGGCAATCAATAAGGCTGCTGACGACACGATGTCCGTAACCTGGGTCATCACTTTAACTGCATCTTAATTTAGTAGGGGCGCAATCTTATGGCTGTTATCGTTACACGGGAAACCACACAGACTGATGGCACAAGTCCTAAAGGTTCGCCCCTTACTAATGCAGAGGTAGATACTAACTTTATTAATCTTGATGATAATAAGGTTGAGGTATCCGGTGCAATTATCTTCCAGGCTAAGGCTGGTGAGGCTTTAGCTAAGGGTGATGTCGTATATGTAAGCGGTGTATCCGGTAATCAGCCTGTAGTTTCTAAGGCTGATGCTGATGACGCCAGCAAGATGCCTGCTTATGGCTTGGCAGAAGATGCCGCAAACCTAAACGCGGCGGTTAATGTTGTCACCTTTGGCTCACTGTACGATCTTGATACATCAAGTTTTGCCGCTGGTGACACTGTTTATGTCTCTACTACTGCGGGAGCTATAACGACTACTGCCCCTACGGGCGAGTCATCCCTGCTTCAGAATATTGGTACTGTTATTCGATCCCATGCGTCTGCCGGTTCTATCAAGGTAGGTGGCGCAGGTAGGACAAACGCAACGCCTAACCTAGATGATGGCAACGTCTTTATTGGTAATGGCAGCAATCAAGCGGCGGCTAGGGCGCTAACAACGGCTGATATTCAATCTGGCACATTTGCTGACGCGCGAATTGCACAGAGCAATGTAACTCAACATCAGGCCGCACTGTCTATCACTGAATCTCAGATTAGCGATTTGCAAACGTACTTAACGGCTGAAGCAGACACGCTGGATTCTGTTACTGATCGAGGCGCTACGACAACCAACGCAGTTACCGTAGGCAATCTCACCTCTACAGGCATTGACGATAACGCCACAAGCACTGCGATTACGATTGCCAGTAATGAAGCAGTAACATTCGCTAATAACATTAATTTATTTGATAACGGCAAGGCTGTCTTTGGTACTAGCTCTGACCTACAGATTTACCATGATGGGTCAAATAGCTACATTGATGACGCTGGTACTGGCAATTTACGAATTAGGGCAAACAGCCTTGAGTTAACAAATGCTGACTATAGTCAGTCTTATATACAAGCTGTTTCGGCAGGCTCCGTGGCACTTTTTCACAACGGTTCTAGCAAAGTAAGCACAACCTCCACAGGCATTGATGTTACAGGTACTGCCGTAACTGATGGCATAGACGTAGACGGCACTATTAAGCTAGAAGGAAGTTATCCTGTTGGCACTCGAAATACCGTATTGGGTGAGACTGCATTTAATTCTGCTCAAAGCGGTGCTAGTTACAACATCGCTGTTGGCTTTCAAGCAATGTATAACAACACTACAGGCACGCACAACGTAGGCATTGGCTACAACTCTCTAGCCGCTAATACGACAGGACACAGCAACTCAAGCATAGGCTTTCATGCATTAGGGGCAAACACAACCGGCCTTTACAACGTGGCTTTAGGCTACGAAGCTATGCACGACAATACTACTGCTAACAACAACGTGGCGGTGGGCTATCAATCTAGTCACAGAAATACTACTGGCGCGCAAAATGTTGCCGTGGGTCGCCAAGCGCTGTATTTCAACACAACTGGGAGTGCTAATACCGCTCTAGGTGATGCCGCTCTGTTTTCAAATACCACAGCCTCTAACAACACCGCTGTGGGTCGGGAGGCTTTGCTGAGTAACACAACGGGATCAAATAATACTGCCGTTGGAGGCTTTGCTCTTGAAGACAATACAACAGGCATCCGAATGGTTGCCGTTGGATATGGGGCACTACGAAGTAACACAACTGCAAGCTCAAATGTTGCAGTCGGATACGCTTCTTTAGCAGTAAACACTACAGGGGCAGATAATAATGCGCTAGGCCGTGGCTCGCTGGGCAATAACACTACTGGTAGCGACAATAACGCCTTTGGCTATAACGCGCTAAATGATAATACTACAGGTACGCAAAACACAGCAATGGGCCATGCCGCGCTGGATGCCAGCACCACGGCGTCATATTGCACAGCGGTAGGTGCACTCGCTTTAACGGATCTTACAACAGGCAGTTACATGACCGCTGTAGGTAGACAGGCGTTTGCTAACGCAACTACAGGGAACAACGGCATTGCCGTAGGCAATCAAGCGGCCCTTAGTACCACTACAGGTGCGTTTAACCATGCCGTTGGGGTTGCGGCTTTGTATTCAAATACAACAGGGCAATACAACACTGCGATTGGTTATGCGTCTTTATATAACAATACCGCAACCGGCAATTTAGCGATTGGTCACAACGCTTGTTTTACAAATGTAACAGGCGTCCAGATTACTGGTGTTGGCTACGGTGCTCTGCAAAATACAACCGCCTCAGCAAATACCGCACTTGGATACCTAGCTGGCTTTGCAAACACATCAGGATTTTACAATGTAGCGATTGGCGACTATGCCCTTTATGACAACACTACAGGCACAAACTCTGTGGCTGTGGGTCACTATGCTGGATTTGAGAACAGCTCGGGGGATTCAATTACTGCCGTTGGCTCAACGGCACTGCAAAACAACACTACAGGAAACTATAACACGGCGTTAGGAAGGCAGGCTGGACAGCTTAATACTACGGGAGCCTTAAATACTTTTCTTGGATTCCAGACGGGTACTAACAATACTACCGGAGGAGCTAACACAGCCGTTGGCGGTCAGGCTTTAACTTCCAATACTAGTGCAAGCTATGGCGTAGCTGTTGGCTATCAAACGCTAGACGCTAACACCACTGGGGCTAGAAACTGTGCCGTTGGTTATGGGGCAATGACCACTAACACTACTGGTAATTACAACACTGCTTTTGGTTCGTATGCTCTTAACAGCCAAACCACGCCAAACTTCAACGTAGGCGTTGGTTATCAGGCAGGGTATACAACTACCACGGGCTTTGATAATACCTATTTGGGAACCTACGCAGGTTACGCGGGCACTGCCGCCGCAAGAAATGTTTATATCGGATATACGGCTGGATACAACGGAACTGGCTCAAATAATGTAGCGGTTGGAAACAGTGCGGGGGACGCTATAACATCAGGAAGCGGTCTTACCTGTCTTGGCTATGCGGCTGATCCATCAAGCGGCACAGCAACCAATGAAATAACTTTAGGAAACTCAAGTGTTGCGACACTACGCTGTCAAGTAGCTCTAACGGTTTTGTCTGATGAGCGAGATAAGAAAAACATTGAAACTCTTGGCAGTGCTTCTGACTTTATTAAAGCCTTGCGTCCTGTTTCGTTTGATTGGAATCAGCGAGATGGCGAGAGAATGGGCCAGTCAGATCACGGGTTTATTGCTCAAGAGCTAAAAATAGCACAGCAAGAAACAAACTGGCACGTTCCGCGTTTAGTTTACGAGAGTAACCCTGACAAGATGGAAGCGTCCTACGCAACGCTACTGCCCTCTGTGGTATCAGCATTGCAAGAGGCTCTTGCAGAAATTGAATCATTAAAAGCGCAAGTCGCTAAATTAAGTGGGGATTAAAAATGACTGACGAAACTTTAACCGCAGAAGAAATTCAAAAGCACTATGATGCCTCTATGGACTCTGTGACCCTGCTAAACGCTGGCAAATCAACAGAAATGTCAGATGACGATTGGACTGATTGCAAGTCGCGCAACGTCGAGCACCTAAAAATCATGGTTGCTAAAGACTACTGGACTGACGCGCAGGATGTTGCTGTGCTTCAAGCCGCTATTGACGCAAACTCATAAGGGGTTTAGGGAGTGATTAACCTAGAACTTACTGTTGAAGAAGTGAACGCGATCCTTGGCGTATTGGGTGATTTGCCTACTAAGACGGGCGCATGGCCTTTGATCGTCAAAATCAAAGAGCAGGCAGAAGGTCAGGTAGAGCCAGAAGAAAGTGATGGCTGATGGACCCGCTGTCCCTCATTGCGATGGCCTCGACTACGTTCAAGGGCATACAGACCCTAGTCAGCAAAGGGGCAGAGATTGAGGCTGTAGCGCAGAAGCTAGGTGCGTGGTATTCGTTTGCCTCAGACATTAGGCAGGCTGAGAAAGAAGCAGAAAACCCGCCGTTATTTAAAAAGCTATTTGAAGGCGAGACAGTAGAGCAACAGGCACTTAACAGCGTCATAGCTAAGAAAAAGCTACAAGAGCAGGAAAAGTCCATTAGGGAATTAATTATTTGGGCTTACGGCACAGAGACATATCAAGAAATGATTGCGCTCCGCAGGGAAATTAAAGCAAGGCGGGAAAAGGTAATTTACAAGCAACGCAGAAAGCAAAGGTTAATTATGGATTCAACGCTCGTGATAATAGCGGCGCTAGTCTGCGGGGCAATAATTTTTGGGACTGTATCTTTAATACAGGGGGCAACATGAAAAACGTAATAGCAGGTCTGGTTGCATTGTTTGCGTTAGGCGCAACAGCACAGACAGTAATTCTTTTTGATGACGGGTTGCAGTATACGCTAGAGCCTAGCGAGAAGGTCTATGTTACGAATTACTCTAAGCTGTATCAGATGCAAAGCTACAGCAAGGGCGATGTGAAGTTGACCAAGGTTTTGCCGACCACCAAGCGTGACTATGTTCCTGTAGAAACTGGCGCGCAGGGAGGCGTTGGTACTCCTCAGTGGTGCGAAACATATATGCCGTGGTCTGAGGGGCTTACGTTTGACATGATTACGTGGCAGAGGCAGTGCGACGTTACTAATGACGGCGTTTACGACATGTGCGATTACTACCAGCCAACTGGCATATTGTCATTTGAGGAGCTTGAGTGGCAAGACCGCTGTAATGACGGGAAGCCTTGGGATGGATCGTGAATCATTTAGAGAAGAAGTGGATCGAGTACTTGCTGGTGTTAGGGGTGATCTCCGCACTGCTGTTACCCGTGTTGATGGTTTTCTCTACATCGTTAGGTTAGATGTTAAAATGCGTTTTAGGAAAGCAAAGAAAGCCGTAAAGCAGGCTTGGCATGAGGTGTGGCGGTAATGGATCAAGCGTTAATTAATACTATAATTTCTTTATCCGCTGGCGCGTATGGCCTTGTCTTAAAGAGCATGTGGGATACGATAAAAAGCCTGGATCATCAAGTAGGGGCTTTGCAAGTATCAGTAGCTGGCGAATACTTAAAGCGTGAAGAGTGGAAAGACG